ACTAGCGTTTACAAGAGCAGCTTGTAGCTCTTTATACTTAGCCTGCAACAGGCTCATTTTTTCCGTTGCATTCTCGAGCTGAAGATTAAGCCTTTCAAATTCACTTTCAGGTATTTCAAAATCACCAAAGCTCTCTGTCGCTGTTTTAGCCGCCTCGTCAGCTTTTGCCGTAATTTGCTGAGCGATATCATCAACCTCAGCCTCTATCTTATCAGGGTCATACTCAGGATTGTAATGTATCTGCACAACTTTAGGCTTGATGTTTTCGATTTGGTCGGTGGTGTTTTTTATATGCTCATTGGCTTTATCAATTTCAGACACCACCTTTGCGGTAGCCTCCTGCATACTCTTCTGAGCGATCTCCGACGCACTGCCAAAGCCCTCGTCTACGGCTTTAGTGGTCTTATCCATAGCGTTCTCAACAGCTTTCTCTGCCTGCTCTACTGGCTTTGAAAAGCCGTTCTGTATGCTTGCAGATATCTTGTCAAGCTGCTCCTGCACCTTGTTTTTTATCACAAGGTCAAGAGATATAACACCAACGCTTGCTCCGTCTGCCATTACTTATCACCTGCCTTTCCGAACATTCCCTTGAACAGCCTTTCAAAGTATCTCGCAGTTTCAAGCTTGTCTTGCTCTGTGAACGTTTCCTTTGCTTTCTGGCTTCTGAGCGCCGTCCATTCTGAGCGTATCTGCTTTTCATACCTGTCGAAATTTTTTATGATGTCCTTGTTGTCCTCGCTCCTGATACGAACGACCTGACCCAGTGGTGTATCGTGCATAAGTCCTGCAACGAGCCTGTACCAATCGCTGTAATGCAGATTTTCCTGCTCTGAGGGCAGGATATTGTACTGCTTTGCAATGGACTGTATGATAAGCTCTCGGTCATAGTCAAGATCGTACCAGCTTTCTTCAAGCTTACTCTGCGTTTTCCTGCGGAAATCGAGCCTCTGTCTTTTCTGTGTCCTCGCCTGTTACCGCTGAGATAACAAGAGTGAAAAGCTGCTGATATGCCGCCCAAGGCATATTCATTGCCTCTATCTCCTTGTAGTCCTTTGGTGCGAACGCAAGCTTGAAAACCTCGTCTATCATATCAAGGTCTTTCTTTTCAGCGTTCTTGTCGCAGATGTCAAGTATCTTCTTGACAGTTTTCTGCCTGTCGTCCACAGGGTAGACCTTGTCGCCTACTCTTATCTCAGGTGTACCTGTAAGAAGCTTGCTGTCGAGTGTATACATCTTTGCCATAGTTATTATCCTTTCTGATTTTAGGTATAAGAAAAGCACTCCGCTATAAACGAAGTGCTTGACATTGTTATTTTGCTGTGATATAATGAACATAAAGAGAGGTACTGCGATAAGCGGTTTACCTCCAGTTGGTCAATTTAAATTATAACCGTCCTTTGGCAGAAGGGCGGTTATTTCTTTTTATTGCAGACATTGAGCACAAGCCCAATTATGTTTGTTATAAGTAGAAGTAAAGTTAAGACTTCCATAACGCTCATGTGTCGCTCACCTCCTTAGCCATGAGGCTTTTGGAGGATTATTTAAACCGCCTACCGTTATTTGCAGTACCCAAAGTCATTATATCACAGATAGTTTTTCTTGTCAAATATTGTTGTTTACGCTGTCGCCTCTGTAAACTCAGGCTTGCCGTCGGAAGCAAAGTCGAACGCAAGCGGTGCGACTGCTGTCGAATCTCCGCCACCCCATTCTGTTACGCTGACAACGCCCTTGATAACAAGCTTTGCTCCGCTTGGGAAGTTCCACACAAAGGTTGTGGTCGCCGCAGCTCCCGTCTTGAGTGCAAGGCTCTCGATGTAGTCATTGCCTGCGTCACCGACGTTTCTCTTGCCTGAGATACTGATAGTGATAGACTTACCAGTGAGCAGACGTCTTGTCCACCCCTGCTGATCAAAAGGCTTCCACTCCTCGATATTGCCGTCAATGGATACTGAAAAGCTCTCCATATCGGCAATAGTCACAAGATTGCTCTCTGTCGAGCCGTCGCCGCCTGTCTTGTCTATCTTGAACTGGTTTTCATATACGGGATAAACTCCTGTTGTGTTTGCCATACTCATTCATTCCTTTCGTAATATACTGTTGCCTCGATAACATATTCACACACGCCTCGCTCGTCCCTGCCAACAGAAACAGGCTCTTTGCATTCGAGATACTTTACCATAAAGCCGTCAGCCTTATGCTGACGTATATCGGATAGGATATCAAGAACGCTTTGAGCCTTTATCTCTGCCTGCGTGGGAGTATCAGTCCAATGAATAAGCACCGAGATATGTTTTTCAAGTGTTTTTGTGCAGGCTTTTCCGCCTATGCAGATACGCTGTGGCTTTGAGGTCTTTGCGTTGTACACGCCTATACACTTGTCAAGGTTGCCGTCAATAGTGCCTGCATACACGTCCTGCAAGTCAAGGATATCGCTCAGCATATCCGCTATGTTAAGTAAAGTCATACGCCTGTCCTCTTTTTGAACTCTGCCACAAACTCATTCTTGGCAAGGTCCTTTTTACTGCCTGTGATATATGGTTCAAGCCAAGCCGCACCTGCGTTAGGGTTATTGCCTTTCTGAAAATGATACTCAGGGTGATAGTACAAACGTCTTGCCTGCGGAGAGCCTGTCACAAGACTTGCACCGCTTTCGTCAGCGTGGACAAAGGTCTGATTATTCTGCATATCGCCTGTATCGAACGGCATTGTCTGAGCACTTACAAGGTCTGCCCTCACCTGCTCCATAGCCACCTCAGCGGACTTCACAGCGGCGTCTTCGATAGCCTTTATCGCCTGCATATCAAGCTTTATTTCAATGCCCACTATATCAGCTCCAATCTTGTGTAATTCACCCTGCCGTCAGGGTCTTTGGCTTTCTCAGAGCCATATATCTTGTACGTCCTGCCGCCTATGACCGCATAGCCCTCTATAACAGCGTTATCAGGGGCGATATCTCCGCAGAAAAGAGCCTCGCCTGACAAGGTTATAAGCTGTTTCTCTGCGGATAATTTCTGCCTTGACTTCTCAGAGTGAAAGCATTTGCCCTCAAATATGACCGTCTGCTTCTTTGAGCCGTCACGATTAAGTCCGTCCGTTCGATAGACCTTACAGGGTGTTTTGCATACCCTTTCAGGTACAAGCTGAGGAAACTTCATCACATCAGCCCCCTGTAACATAGTCCTGTCTGCATAAGCACATTGTAGACCTGACGTGTTGTGATAACGCCGTCAAGAGATACCACCTTTGACTTATCGAATGACATTGAAACTCCGCTTATGCTGTAAGCGCTCAGAGGGCTTTCTAACAGCTCCGAATTGTCATAGATGAATTTCATCTGCAAGGCTGTGGAACGCTTTATACGCTCTCTCTGAAAGTCTGTAAAGCTGTCAATGCCCTCTGCTGTTATGCGGTTGAAAGTCAGCGTGTCGATATCGCTTTCAGCTCTTTGCCGAATAGCCGAGAACTGTTCTTCGGAGATATCACACTCAGGACAGATATTGCAAAACTCAGTAGAGGTGAGGTACATATCCCTCACCCCTTACTCGCTGTACTCTGCTGTGTCAACGTCAGCGTAAATACTGTCTATCTTTCCGCCCTTGCCGTTCGGGAAAGTGAAAACATCTGAGAACGCTCTGTTCTGATAGAGCCAGCCGTCACCCTCTGTGTGTCCGCCCGGAGCAAAGCTGTAAATGCTGTTGATCTTAGGCACTATCTTTGTGGTCTCAGGTGTTGCGATAAGCACGTTTATCTTGTGTGAGCCTGCGACCTTTTCATAATATGTATCAAGTGCAGACTTGCTCGGTGTGCCTGATACCTTAGTGTAAGAACCGCTTGATTCGGTGTAATACTCCTTGCCGCTCACGATATCGGTATCAGCGGTCTTTACATAGCTTGCAGCGCAAGGCTCAAAGCCGCCGTCCTCAGGGTCAAAATTGAAGCGGTCATAGAAACGCTCATCATCAATGACCTCCATGATAGGCACTCCGTCAATGTCGGTCACTCTTGTTCTAAGACCAAGTCCTCCCTCTGCGATCTGCGTCATTTCGATTTTTCTCGTGAACTTGTCAGACTGCTCCAGCAGGTCCATAATTGTGGAAGTCACATACATAATGAGCGAGCCGTTAGACTTATATCTTCTCAGCTTGCCTGATGAAAGAAAGCCTTTGAGCTTATCAAACACGTTGCCCTTTGTGTATGATGAAGCGACTGTTGATGAGTGATAGCCCTCAAGCTCTGCCGCTCTCTGAGCTGTCTTTGAGAAGAACAGAGCGTCAGTTTCGGGAGCAGACTGTGTTTTCTCGAATACCTCTGAGATATTCTTGATAGACGCTGATGAATTCGTTTCGTCAACGTCAGCCTTATCCACAAGAAACTCAACATCACGGTCGTGTGTGAGTGTAAAAGGCACGTCCGTCTGAACATACTTACCTGTGTTCCAACCGCCGTTTCTGTTGTGGCTCTTGTAGCCTGATGTTGACATCTGTGTGAAGTGGAAAGTCTTTGCGTCAAGCCACCTAACGTTCTGTGTGATGAATGGGCTTGACAGTGTTTCCTGGATCCTTATCTCCAAGAGTTCAGGGTTCCATACTTCTGCGTAATTAAGATTTGGCATGATTCATTCCTCCTGTTTTTACTTGAATTTGTTCCAGCGTTTCTGCGCTGTTGTTTTGCTCTGTGGCTTCTTTTCATCAGTATCCGAAGATCCTGCACCGACCTTGAAACCGCCCTGCTTTTTGCCGTCGGACTTTTTGCCGCCCTCGCCTTTCATATCTGGATACTTCTTCACCACCGCAGAAAGGGCGGCGTTGATATCCTGCTGACTGCCGTTTCTCACATAGCTTTCAGCCACCGCAACAGCGTCCTCGATACAGTCGGGCTTGATACCAAGCTGCATAGCGGCTATCTGAGTTTTGAGCCTGAGTATCTCCTGGTCTTTTTCGTCAGGTGCGTTCTCAGCATTGTCCTGCTTGTCGGACTTATCCTCGCTTGGCTGTTCCTGCTTATCTTCCGCAGGCTTATCAGCGCCCTCACCGTTCTCGTCAGCCTGACTATCGTCCGACGCAGGCTGCTCCTTGTCGGCAGAGTTCTCATCTGCCTTGTCCGCAGGCTTTTCCTCAGCCTTTGGCTCGTCCTTTTTCTCCTCGTGAGTATCGGGAGTTTTCTTCTCTTCCTCATCAGGGAGTTTCTTTTTCTCGTCCATTTTCTGACCTCGCTTTCTTAAATTTGTGTATGAAAAAAGCACCCGTTAAGGTGCTTAGTTCCAATGTTTGATTAGTCTATTGTCTGCCAATCTTCCGACAACATATCTGCTTGACTTGCAAGCCAGCCAAGTTGTACGCCAGAAGTTCCCACAAACGCTAATGCTTTATTGCCCATATCCTTATGGTCTACATTTGTCACAGTACCATTAGGTGATTTATAACTAACATTAGTGGCAAGCTCAACATACTGTCCTTTGCCGTTCCAGCCTTTTCTTGCTATTTTCTTACCTCTCTTTGCTTCTTCAATCGCCTGTCCGAAATTCATATTTATCCGTCCTTTCTGATTTTGGGTATAAAAATACCGCCCGACCTTAGTCAAGCGGTTATTTGTATTATTCAATATCGATTATCGGCTCCCACCGATAATGTCCGTTGCACTCTTTGTTAGTGCAGACAAAGTAATGTGCCTTATCTGCTGTTGTATTCACAGGAACATAGTAGCCGTTATGGCAAACAGGACACTCAACTTTTTCGCCTTTTTTTAACTTTGTGAGAATATCATTTTCTTCTGCCATGAACATAGCCCCCTTTTCTCCAGTTAAATTCAGGATAAACGTCTTTTACTGCTTTTATTATAGTCCGCTTTTCTGAAATTGTCAAGTAATCTCTGTTTCTTGCGTGTTTTAATTCTTGAGCCAAGCATACACACTCAGACCATTGACTTTGTGATATTCCGTATTTCCAATGCGTGCGTTCGTGAATAACGGAACGTGCTGCCCATTTGACATTCTTGCAGTTACTCAAGAATATTCTTATTTCACCATTTCTTTCATCACCTCGAACTCCGTCCGACCGCCTTTCATACGTCAACTTGATACGCTGAGGTAAACTCTCAATATCTTTTAACGTTTCTAAGCCTATCTTGCTTGTTTTTAACTCTTCAACGATCTTGTCAGCTGTTATTTCAGCATTTTCAGGCATTTCATTCTCATTGAAAATATCAATATCCTTTGCATTGTTTATTGAACCGCCATACACTTTCTCCCTAGAATAATCCCTCCGCAGAACTTCGCTGTTAGCGTTTATAAAGGCTTTCAGTTCCTGCTGTGCCTGCCTTACTTTCTTGCGGTAGGCTTTTGCTGTGTCGGGGTCGAGAGTGCCTGCCGCAAAGCGTTTTAGCTTGCGGACTTTCCGCTCCATTGCACGCTGTTTCTGCTCAAGCTCTCGCTGCTCTTTTATCTTCTCCGCCGGTATCGGCTCAGGTATCTGCGTTCTGCCATGTATATACTGCGTCATTGTGTGACGGCAGTTCGGGTGAAAAAGCCCGTTCTTTACGGCGTATGACAGCAGCCAAAACCACTCACCGCAGTAATTTGACTTGCCTTGAAACTCGTCCTTTTCCCCTCCCATACCGTGAACACATCATCAATGTATACTTGACCTTGCCAAGGCTCACAGGTCTTTGAACAGCCGCCATACTGCGACACAAGTACAGTATCATAGCCAAGCTCTGCAAAGCGTTTCGCCTCTCCTTGTAACTTTGCTCTTGTGGAAGTTGTCCGCAGAGCCATTCGCACATAGTCGGCAATGTTCACTCGCTTGCCGTCAGCGTATACGATACAGTTTATGCCCTTGTCGAGAAAGTCCCTTGTGGCAAGGTCAATAGCCTCGTTAAGCGTCATAGAGCCTGTTCCCATTGCAAGCTGTACCCTATTCAAAGTCTGCCTGTAAATATCATCTGTCATTCGCAGAGCGGCTGTTTCAGCGGTCTTTTCAAGGGCGGTGACGTCTTCCATAAGCTTTGCCATTTTCTTTTCGTTCACGCCAAAGAAATGCTTGTCGGGGATAGGTGTTATAGGCTCGTCAGAAAGCTCCTGGGTGCTCCTTTGTGCCTGCTGCTGACCCTCTTGAAACTGCTCCGTCATAAGCTGTCTTGTCTGATCGTCGATAACGTCAACGTACTCGTTCATAATGTCGAGGTTTTCACGGCGGAAGTTCTCCATATTTTTCAGTTTCTCAGCCTGCCAAGCAGACCATTCAAAGCCGTAACACTGTTCCTCCGCCTTGTGCCTTTTAAGATTGCGTTTCAGCGAAGATATGAGCCTTAGCTCTATCTCCTCAAATATTTTGGCTATGTCCTTAAAATTAAGCGTACTCATCACCTACCGCAGTAGGCTCACCCTCTGTAAGCCCCTTTTCCTGCATTATCCGCTTGACCTCTGCAGCTTTCCAATCGTCCTCTTTAGAACTGCCCCACAGCTCCTCCACCTGCGCTTCAACTGACATAATCCCATACGTGCTTGCTTTGCCCACAGTCTCAACTCTGCTGTCAAAGTCAGGTGCGCCGTACTCGCCAAAGTCAACTGTCACCTCATAAGTTTCAGGGGCTTTGCCCTGCATATTGTCATAGGTCATAAGCACCGCAGAAACAAGCTGTGGCAGAGCCTTTTCAAGAGCCGTTGTGATAGTGTTTCGGGTGTTGCCTGTGACGTCTTTCTTCTCTCGCTGAGCGTCCGCACTCGACATCTTGCCCACATCTATGCCAAGCGTGGCAGGAGATACAAGCCCTTGCAAACACATAAGCAGGCAATTTGTATAGCTTGCCACAAACGCCTCATACTTGATATCAGGCTGAACTACTTCTATCTTAGGCGCTGCACCCTCTGCCGAAAGCGGTGGATCAATACTTATGTAACTGTTACCGAACTGGTTTGGAGCTTTAAGCTTACCGCTTGCAGGATCTCTAGGTATCATGCTTTCGGGGATATATTGCTTTACCCTGCCTGCTCTGATAGCGTCCCACCATTGTGAGATGACCTCGTCTAAAGCGTCAAAGCAATCAGACTTACCGCCGTCAAAAATGCTCTTGCCCCTGTTCGGGTACTTTCGTGATGAAAAGAATTTCAGCGGCACAGCCATTATATACTCGCCCTCAAACTCAGTTCGGGGCGGTATCTGTGCAAGGCAAGGCACGTTGTCCAAACCGACCTCGTGACCGTTATCGTCATACAGACGGCTTTCTATGTACCCCTTGCCGTAATGCTCTTCAAGGTGAAATTTCTTTGAGCCTGCATAATGCACAGAATGAAAAACGACCTCGTTCAGCAGACCTCGTACAAAGTTATACTCCACTTTGTCAGCACCGATAAACTCGACTATTGGCGTATCAGAAAGCTCAGTATCCACCGATATTTTGAAAGCTCCGTCGCCGTCAACAAGTGCGGTAACTATCGCCTTGCCTGTCAGCTCTGTGAAGTCTATATGCTCGGAAATATTATCAAAGTCAGCCTTTGCTTTGTCCCCTGTGACCTTGATATCGTCCATATCAGAATAGACAATGTATGAAAGTGTATCGGCGATTATTGCAGGCAGACCGCTATGTATCTTGCGTATCTTTTCATTCTCAGGGACGCTGCTCCAGAATGAATTTGTGCCTAAGTTAAGCTGACGAAAGAACTGTGAAAGCTCTGCGGCGTCACCACGATACCAAAGCTGTGACCTTATCACATCTGTCATAAAACCTGTTTTCTCTGTGATAGTTATGCTGTATTCGGGTGCAGGCTGGATATCAAGCCAGTTTCTTATCATATTTTTCACCTTGCTTCCTATGCTGAATTTAGTCAATCTTCACACTTCCTATCTTGTCACGATACGGCAGCCAAGCATACTGACAGGAATTGATAAGGTGGTCGTTGCCGTCCTCCGGCTCAGCCTTATCCTCTTTCCAACTGTATATGTTAAGCTCGCCTACGTACTCCTTGCAATGCTCAAGGATATAAAAATCACCTGCCGCCAGCCAAGCTGACTGCAAGTGTATTCGGTCGATTATTTTCGTTTTCTTGAATGCCGGGATAAAATTATATATACTGCCTGTGAGCCGTCCAAACTTCTGACATTCAAGTATGGTCGCCTGATCTGCGCTGTCGATATATACATCTCGTGCAAAGCCCCACGTCCTGCGGTTTTTCTCCAAGAACGCTGTGAATATTTTCGGTATGTCGGAGGGCGTGAGCGGCACTTGTCTGTCACGATTGTTATACACTTCCTCATCAAGGGTAACGCACTTCCTGTCAGCCGTTATGCCCACAAAGGTGAACGCTATGGTATCAGGTGAGGATTGCGAGTAAGCGGTGTCAAGCCCTGCTGAGAAATACACAAAAGTGAAAGCTTTCGCCTGCTCTGCTGTCAAGATATTTCGCTTTTGCAGGTCAAACACAAGCCCTGTTGCACGTCCTCTCAGACCGAGTATCTTGTTTTTATACAGCTTTGTGCCTTTCGGAGCGGCAGCCATTTTCCGTTTGATATCCTCATCAGTAAGTGAAAGATTATCACGAAAAGTAAAGAACCAGTACCGCCAATTGGGTACAGGTTCTTCTGTAAGCTCTTTCATTATCTCCGCAGGCACGTCACAGGCGTATTTCTGATACGGACGTGAGCGGTTGACAAACTCTTTATACACAGGCAGAGAGGGGTCGTCAGGGTTGAGGGTCGCCATAAGGTAATCGTTACGGGTTGACATCTCACGGACAAACTCGATATCAGCGGTGTTTATCTCGTCGATATACACACAGCCGAACTGAGCGCCCAGCACCATTTCCCACTTATCCTTGTTATCATATCCCAGAACATAGATTATCTTGCCCTCAAACTTGATATGCGGCAGTTTGTAGTCCTTATCACCGTTGCCGAAGTACCGAGCATTGGTGTGCAGGTCAAGAATGCCGTTATCCTGCTGAATGATAGTTTCCTCAGCCTTTCCCGTAGTCTTAGCGGCAATGACGTGAAGCTTTTTCCTGCTTGCCGACACCATACGCATGAACTTTATGCCTGCGCCCACAGTTGTTTTGCCGCTTGCGGTAGTCCCCTCAAGGAAGTCCGCAGACACGCCCCGAACGCTGTTGATGAAGTCCATATACTTCTGCGACAGAGGAAACTTACTCGCAATGAGTTCACTCATTTAGCCCCTCACCGCCTATCTGAGCGAAAACGTCTGAAAGCTTTTCAGAGGTCTTGACCTCCGCCTGTATCTTAGCCACATACTCTCCTGTCATTTTATTGAGGGTATCGACGGCTCTGATACGGTCAGCAGGGTCATTCTTGCCGTCCTTAGCAATATCAGACAAGAGTGCCTGCCGCTCCTTAGCGGTCATTATACGCTCATCCTGAGCTTTCTCGGACAGCACACGGATATACTCCGCAACACTAGGATTATCTAGGATTTTGCAGGCGTCAGCTTTCGCATACTTCTCACTATATCCTGCCTTTATAGCACTCTGAACGGTGTTGCCGCTCTGAGCATAGTATTCTGCAAATTTCTTTTGCCGTGCTGTCATGAGGGCACCGTCCTTTCTTTAGGGTATGAAAAAAGCCCCGATTTAGTGGGGCTTTGAACACTCAATATTATTAATTTTATTGGTTATATTTCGATCTATCCAAAACAACTTTTAAATCGCCAAAAATAACCGTGGTTCCGTTATTATATATTTTTGCAATGCCACATATAGCATTTGTATCTCTTCTATACAAACCCTCAGGGTCATAGTAATCCGTAGTTTCAAAAAATCTGACTATATAAGGGTCTTCATTATATTTATTCTTCATATAATTTATCATTTTGTCATAACAAAATTGATATTTTATCGAATAAAATATATTATTCTGTTGAACTTCTTGAAGGGTTAATGTATCATCAAAATCATCTACAATGCTAACCTCTTGGGCATATTTATAGCCTTCTTTATGAATTTGACTATCTAACTGCGTTATAGTTTCATTGCGTAATCCTTCCACTAATTCTTCAAGTGCTGTTTTGTTGAAGTTTGATTCTGCTAATAAATAATCTTTAAACATTCCTTTTAGCTGATCTTCGCAATTACAACATATGCAATTTCCATTCTCAAATCCATCATAAAATATTCGGCTTTTTGCCTGTTGTCCACATAAAAAACATTTTGTAGTAAGTTTATTGCTTTGATGTTCCTCCATTTTAAACGGTTTATTACCATTAAATTTGACTACCAAGTACAATCACTCCTCATAATAATATTTCTTAAATAATATCACTAATCAGAGCGAAAATCAACGAAATGCACCGAATTTCTATATACTGCATAAATAGCATTTGTATTTTTTATGCAGTATATCAAAAATTCGACATTTATGAACTTTTTACGACACAACACAAAAGACACCCCGTTCGGAGTGTCTCTTGTGAAAATATTATAAGGAGTTTTGTAAATGGTGGAGCAGATCTGAGCGGTGGCTCGCTCTCGACCTGCATAAGCCCCTTACGGGGCTTAGAAAATTGGAGGTGACTTCAATGAAAGTACAAGTCTGAGGTACATCTACACTTTCCTCAGTTTAAATTATAACACAGTAAAAACCGACAAAACCGACAAATCAAGATTTTTTTGAAATATATCTTTTTATCTTCTTTTCAACTGCGTCCTCTGAGATTCTCCCACCACTAACCTGCATAGCTATCTGCAAGTACGTCTTACCCTTGATGAATTTCAGCACGAACATTCGCCGTGTCTGATAGTCCTCTATCCCCTTGATAAACTCCTCCACAGACCTCTGCTCACGCTCTAACCGTGCCTGTTCGCACAGCAGTGAAAGTGTATCACCACTTGGCAGAAAGCCGTCTATGCGTGTGCTGTGTGGTGTGTAGGACGGCGGAGTGCATACGCTGATACTGTCGGCAACGTACTTGCCTGAAAGCTCTGCCTTGATGTCCTCAATGGCTGAGGCGTTCCTGCGGTAGGCTTTCAGGCGTGACATGGTCATTGGGTCAGTCATTAGCAACACCGCCCATTCTAGCTCCGCAGTTAGGGCAGTAATTTATCTCACCGTGTGGATACTGAGCTATAAAGTGAATGATTTCACAATTATTGCATCTAAGCTGATTAGGTGTGTTTGTATTCTCCCATGTTCCACGCTTGACCTCCTGCACGTCTGCGGTAGGTTCATCATCAACCAGTTTGCACAGGTTATAATAAAGTTCTTCTATGGTCATATCCCAATCAAATATGCTGTCTGTTTCCGAATCAATAGAACACTTTAACTTTTCTGCGTCAATATATCTTGACATTGTTATACCTCCTCAGTTTGTCAATACTCCTTAATTCCCAGCACAACATACCCGTTCTTTATTCCCCAGCCATTGAGGATATATGTTATCTTGTATGTATGTCCTGATATCTCATGTTTTGCGTGTTCTCTTACTGTGCCGTCTGAGCTACGATAAGATGTTCCGTCAGTCGGTATAAATCTTATCAGATCTCCTGTCTGAAAACCTCTGTCATTCTTTCTGACCTCGAAAGTTTTCTCACCTCTCAGAACAGCGTCACAAAATTCTGTGTTAAGTTTCAGATCATGTGTTTTCACTCTTACCCCTCCTATAAACTCATCTGACTATCATCATAGTCAACTTTCCTCGTTGTCAGCCTGCCGTTATAATCAGGGTAGCTGTTCAACCTTTTGTACCTTTCGCTAGTCTTGTCAGCCATAAAGCGATTGTCCTGTTCAGGCGGCGTTGGCAGGTAATATTCCTGTGGGATTTCCAAATCGTTATCCGCACAGATATCTAGAATATATCGCTTATACGCTAGAACGTGGTTTCTGCACAAATTGGCATTACAGCCGTCAGGCCATGACGGGTCACTACAGCCATGCTCGATAATGGACTTGTACCGCTCTATCGACTTCACGAGTTCTGCCGAATACTGTTTTAACATTTCTTCGGGCGTTTTGTCCTTTGCCATATTACCCCTCCTCACACCTCAACTCTTCCAGCCTACAATACACCAACGTGTTGCCACAAGTCTTGTCAGCAATCTCTGCCTGATAGAAGAACTGACCTGTCTTACTGCTCTTGCGGATAATGCACCCTGTCAGCTCGTAGCAATCAGAGCCGTTGTAGCTCACCCTGCGTCCGAGACTTTTCTTTACTTCGTGTATCGTCATAGCTCCTCTATCCTCACATAAATGCCAGGTGTGTTCGCCCAAAACTTCTCGCATATCTCACTCGCCACAAGCTGGTCGTCTGTCCAGAAGTCAAGCTTTGTCATGCAGTCCTTGAACATCTTCTGCAAGTTATCCGTGTCAGGCTTGCTGATCTTGTACTCTCCGTCCTTGTGTTTGCCGTCATTTGGAAACAGCCACTTTGTTATGAGCCGTATCCCACAGATGTATTTTTCAGGCGGTCTGTGCCTTGCAAGGTTTGCCGTGAGCTTTTCTTTTGCAGCCTTGACATCGGGTGGGTCATAAAATATTGGCTTGCCGTTTCTCACTGCCACCTTGTGTTCCTGAGCCGTAGCCGTCGGCGGTATCATCGCCATAAAAAATTCAGTCATTGTTACCTGCTCCTCTCATGCGGTCGGTGTGCTAGCCGCCTTATTATTTCAGAATAGATTTTCGGGCGGCTTATGCCCGAAAATATATATTATGTAATAATATACTTTTTCTTCCCTCGGGAAAAAGTCGGTATTTTGCCGATATTTTCTTCCCAAGGGAAAACACCGATATTTTCCTTACACTTACTCGATTTTTTCCTTTCCGTTTCAAAGTAAATTTTCTCGACTTTTTCCTTTCTTTCACTCATTTTTTTAAGCCGCATTCTCCGCCATCTATCCAAAAACCACCATGCTCTTTTAACCTTGAACGCACTGTCTTTTCGGTAACTGCAAGATACTCCGCCAGCTCAGAAATGCGGCACTTGCCGTTCTCCTGCACACCGCTGAAAGCTGTTTCAATGCTCTCCTTGCGCTCCTTGCTGCGGTCTTCACTGGTCTTTTTCTTGCTGAAATTCTTCTTCCAATTCGGCGTGATGTCCTCTACCTCGCAGTCTTTAAGCACGCCCACAGTATCCTCTCTGTGAACAGGATAATCAAACCACATATTGAGGGGAGCAAATTTCGGGAACTCTCTCAGAGTACCCTCTATACGCCATGCTGTGCGGTTTCTTACCGCAAGCTTAGCCTTGTCTATGTCGGCCATCATAAGCTTGTATGAGTTCGGGTGCAGGTACTTGTGCGTTATCTCAAGCATTTTTGACGGCGTAACAAGATCGTCCTGTGAACAAAGATCATCAGTATTTCTGTAAAATCTCCTCATCCAGTTCTCACAGATACGGCAAACAGTTTCGTCCTCCTGCTGCTTGTAAAGGCTGTCTGAAATGTCAAGCTCTGAAAGGTCAAGAAGTGCATCAGGGTCACGGGCGAATACTCCTGAACCGCTGGCTCTGTCCATTGAACGCTTACCGCCCTGCGCTCCCTTTGAGTGGTGGTGGCAGTATATGACCGCACAGCCAAGCTCTGTGCACACCTTGTCGAACTGGTTGCAGAAGTGCGCCATTTGGTCTGCTGAATTCTCGTCGCCTGTTATGACCTTGTAGATAGGGTCTATTATTACAGCAATGTAATTCTTCTTGCTTGCTCGGCGTATAAGCTTTGGCGCAAGCTTGTCCATTGGTACGCTGTGACCTCGCAAGTTCCATATGTCTATGCTGTTGAGGTTTTCAGGTTCTAGGTGCATTGCGGTGTACACGTCCTTGAAACGGTGCAGACAAGATGCTCTGTCAAGCTCTAGGTTGACGTATAGTATCTTGCCTTTGGTGCATTGCCAGCCAAACCACTTGACACCCTCAGCTATCGCCACGCACATCTCGATAAGTGCATAAGACTTGCCTGCCTTTGACGGACCTGCAATGAGCATTTTGTGACCCTGTCTGAGAACACCGTCAATAAGTGGTGGTGCAAGCTCAGGCAGGTTATCCCACTCAGCACTCAGGCTCTCAGGGTCGGGGAGATCATCATTGATACTTTCTATGTAATCTTTCCATTCCGAAAAGCTTTCTTTGCCTATGTTCTTGTCAATGATGAACTGTTTCTTGCCGTTCCTCATAACGCCTGGCATACGGCTAAGACGTGAGGGATTGCGGTTTTGTTTATCTATGTCAAGACCGCTTTCCTTGCAGACCTTGTAAAGAAAATCAACACGCCTGCGGTATTCATCATAGTTTGGAGCGTCTATCTTGACGATAGCGTGAACGCTCTTTCCACCGCTGTATACAAGCACAGCGATAGGAAGTTCAAGCTCTCTCATCACGGCATTCTGCTGTTCTATAGGCATACTGTCGCTTTCAACAAGAGCATAGCGGTAGTCTGTTACATTCTCGTTCTTTACGCCCTTGCCGTCAAGAGGATTGAAGCGGATCCACGCTCCGGCTTCTTCCTTGTAGTCGCCAAACACCGCACCAATGTCGCCGTTACATTCGCCAAGCCTCTTGATAAGCTCCCCTGCCGTCCTGTCACAGCACCCCTTTGTGGGCAGATACTTGGTCTTGCCGTCCTTTTCTGTTTCCCACGTTTGCGTAACATAGCCCACGTTCTCACCTGCCTCAAAGAGTGTTTCAAGATATGTGACTATCTCCTTGACAGGATCCCATTGATCAGGCTCGGTGATCGGTATGCCCTCACCGCCGTTTACAAGGGGACTGCTTTCTTCTGCAACTATCTCGCCGTCCCAATCGTATGCCTTAAACTCATGGGGACTGTATCCTCTTTCCTTTGCCATTTGCACGATAGTTCCTGCGGTCACGGGCTGAGCATTGCCGTTAAAGCCTTGCCACTTGTGTTCGCACTCACCACTGTGATAACGGCTGTCTGACCTCGACCAACTGTCCCAATCGTTCACGGAATAGCCCTCGTGTTTGAGAGCCATTCCTACATTGACCCATTCTTGATAATCACAGCTTGCAGGGTCTATGTATTCAAGCATTTTAAGCAAATTTGTGTTATCCATTCACTCCTCCTTAGTTCTCAGGTGTGTATGTTTTCGGGTCGATATCTCTCGGCAGCCTCCAGCCGTTAGCAGAGATACGGGCTATCATCTTGCTTGCACTGTCAAAGCTCCAAGAGCCAACGTGTTCAAAGCCCTTGCTTTCCAGCAGCCTTATCTGCTTAGGCGTGGTAAGTCCTGCATTGCGGCGCTTTTCAAGTCGGTCAAGGATAAGCTTTGCCTTGCCTGCGTTGTCTATATCGTCAGGGAAAATGCCCAGCTTTTCAAGCTTTGCTTTCTGCTTGTCGGTAGCAGGAGCACACTCCCAGCCAAAAGCAGGAACGTAAGAGGACAAGTCCTCAGCCTGTATTGACATTTCATACTGCAAAGGGTCAACGAGCTTTCGCTTGCGTGTTTTCATTTCTTTGAGCTGCTTTGCCAAAGACTCTTCACGCTGTGCCACAACGTCCTCGCTTGCCTGTTTTTCTGCCTCTTCGATATCCACTGCACAACCTGCCTCATTGGCAAGGTTTTCGGTCATTTTCTCGGCGACCTCTTCATTCTGACAGATAAGGTGTGCAGGTCTGCAAAGCTCGTGGCGTTCTGTGTGCCACAGAAAGTCGAGCAGTAAAAGCTCTGTCTTTCCCTCGCAAAGTCTTGTGCCTCTGCCTACCATTTGACAGTAAAGTCCACGCACTTTTGTTGGTCTTAGCACGATAACGCAGTCAACTGACGGACAGTCCCAGCCCTCTGTGAGGAGCATTGAGTTGCACAGCACGTTGTATTCGCCCTTGTCGAAAGCTTCTAATATCTCCGCTCTGTCTGTGCTTTCTCCGTTGACCTCAGCGGCGTTGAACCCTTTGCTGATAAGGATATCACGGAACTTCTGAGAGGTCTTGACAAGCGGCAGGAACACAACTGTCTTGCGTTTCTTACAGTATTTGAGCATTTCATCAGCTATCTGATAAAGATATGGGTCAAGTGCCGTGTCGATATCACTAGCCTTGAAATCTCCTGCCTGAGTTGATACTCCTGAAAGGTCAAGTTTCAGCGGTATGGTGATAGCCTTGATAGGTGAAAGATAGCCCTCTTTGATAGCCTGCGGCAGGGTGTATTCATATGCAAGGCTGTCGAACACCGAGCCTAAGTTCTTCATATCGCCTCTGTCAGGTGTAGCCGTCACACCAAGTACCTGAGCTTCAGGAAAATGGTCAAGCACTCTCTGATAGCCGTCTGAGATAGCGTGATGAGCCTCGTCAATGATAATGGTATTGAAGTAATTTTCCGAAAAGCCTTTGAGCCTTTTCTCACGCATAAGGGTCTGAACTGAGCCTACTACCACACGATACCATGAGCCTAAACAACTTTGCTCTGCTTTCTCGGTGGCACAGCCAAGCCCTGTTGACTTCATAAGCTTGTCAGCCGCCTGGTCGAGCAGCTCGCCCCTGTGGGCAAGGATAAGCACACGCTTACCCTGCCGCACACATTCTTCCGTAACAGCCGAGAAAAGTATTGTCTTTCCCGTTCCTGTGGGCAGAACTGCAAGGACTTTGTTTATTCCCTCAGACCATTGTTCGAGTATAGCAAGCTTAGCCTCGTTTTGATATGGTCTTAAATTCATCATCAGAATGCACCGGCTTTCCAGCCGCCTGTCTGAGCAGGCTGACTATACTGCGGTGTCTGCGTCTGAGCAGGCTGAACGGTAGTCACATTCTCGTCATAGGCATAGAGCTTCTTTATCTTGTTGGACTGCCTGTCCTCGCCGTCCTTGTTCTTGTAGTTGTCAACGTAGACGTGACACTTGCCCTTTTTGCCTGTGATAGCGTTCCAGTTCATTTTCAGCGGTTCGCCGTGCTTTTTAAGTCCCAGTGCCAAGAAAAGTGCTGAGAGTTTCCACTCAAACTTGTTGCAGAGGAAGAAGTTCTCTGTTATCTCCACGCTGTCCTCAGCTCCCCATATGGTGAATGTGACCTTAGCCATATTGCAGGGCGGTACTTTTGCCGACCCCTCGTGTCTTGCACGTTCATACTTTGCAACGGTGAAGTCATAGTCCCCCTCAGGGAGCAGGACAAAGTCCCCACCCTCGTTGACTATCTCATCTTCCCAGCCGTATTCCATAAAATTATCCATAGTGTTGTCCTCCTTTTAAAATGGTACTTTCTGATTTTCTCTGATAAGCGGCAGCATTTGCTCCCAAGCACCTATCAAACAGCCCTGCACAAAGTCGTCAGGATAGTTTGTGATAGGGGTATCATAAGGGAAATAGTTTCTCTGAGATACCACAAGGCGTATGTCTGATTCGCTCACATTGTTGGCTCTCATAAGGTCCGCAAGTGCTTTCGGTATGCCATCAGGGATAACGATAGGTGGTGGTGCAACGTCCTCAAAGCCGCTGAGATCAGTAAGAGGCTCGTCTGCTTTCTGTTCTGTCTGTACAGGCTGTTTTGTCGTGGCATCTTCAACAGCTACTGCGGAAGCAACTGTAGCAAAGCTGTTGCTGTGTTGCCCACTGAAAGTGAACAGGTGCGCTATGCCGCTGTATTCAAAAGGCATTTCAGACGGAAGTCCGTCACGATTTTTAGCGTCCCAGCAAGGGTGATGTGTGGTGTACATAACACGGTCGCCGCCCTGAGCCTTGAACTTCTTGCCGTCCTTATCCACAGCTACTGCATATGTTTTGTAGTTTGCAAACAGCACCATATCTGCCCATTCTTTCACAAGAGGCGATATCTGAGAAGACGTTTTCTTGCCGAGCTTTAACTCCCAACGGTCATAAGCGCCCAGCTCGTCAGGCTGTTCAAACTTTCTCATCTGAGCGTGAGCCGTAAGCACAACGTTGATACCGCTGTCAACTACCTCCTGCAAGAGATTAAGAAACTTGCCTATCTTCTCTTTCTCGTAAACATAGCCGTTGCCGTATCCGAAATCTTCAATGCCTTTCTTCTGATGAGCCGAGCAGATCGTTTCAATGCAAAGCTGTTCAGCCCAATCAAATGTATCAATGACAAGGGTCTTACAGAGCCTGCCGTTCATAGCTTCCTTTACCTCGTTTTTGAGCATTTCCCAGCTTGTTGGCTTAGGAAAACGTCTGATGTTCAGCTTCTTTGTGCTGCCCTCAGTATCAATAAATACAGGGTCGGGGAACTGAGCCGCAAAGGTGGATTTGCCTATGCCCTCAGGACCATATATCACGACTTTCTGTGCGGAGCTTACAACTCCTGATGTTATCTCATACATTAAAATGCACCTGCTTTCCAAGTTTTCGTTTCTGTGTTTTCTTCCTTATCATTGTCCATTGACCTGCCGTCCTCGATAATGATACTGCACTCGTCACCTGTGGAAACTCTTGTGGCTATCGCCTGCAAGCCCTGTGCTTCAAGCCACTTGCCGAAGTCTTCAAGGGTGTCGGTATCCATTTGTTCAAGCTTGTCCAGCAGGACAAAGCCACAGTCAGGGTTGAGCTTTCTCACGATAGAGGTAGCGACGATAAGCTGTTCAGCTCCGCTTATACTGTCCCATTTATGCCCGTTATACAGCAGCTCTCCGTCCTCAACGGAAAGTCCTTCAAGGGGCAGGTCAGCACTGCCCAGCAGGTCAGTTTTAGCCTGCCTTACGTCCTCTATCTGCTCAGTGAGATATGTATACTGTGAGCGGTAGTCCTCAGCGTCTATCTCAGCTTTCTCCCTGTCGAGATTTGCTCTTATCTTCTTGTTCAGCTCCTCAATATCTGAGATGTTCTTTTCAAGCTCCGCTGTGCTTTCGTCCAAGAGGTTTTCTGCGTCAAGGCTTGCAAGCTTGAAGTTGTTCACTGCCGCTTCATAGCTTGCTTTTGCACGCTCATAGGCGGATTTAGCAAGCTCCAGCTGCTTTTCATAGTATTCTTTCTGGTCACGCTTACGCTGATTCTCGCCGTTGCGAGCAAGTATATCCTGCTGCTGTCTGATAAGCTCCGAAGCCGAAACAGGCTCGGCAGGGACGTTTGCGTACACAGGCATTTCCTTTGCAAACTTAGACTTCTGGTCAGCTATCCTGCCGATAGCGGTACGCTGGTCATAGAGGGAATGTTCCTTATGCTCCAACTGATAGAGCGTATCACCCACGCCGATTATTTTCAGCAGAGTTGAAGCTTTTTCCTTGCTTGACTGATTTATGAACTTAGGCAGGTCAAGTGCGAACTGTTCAACGAAGCTGTTCAAAAGCTGCTGACCGCCTTTTTTGCCTGTGCTGTCCGTGACTTTGAGAGAACTGTTCTTGCCCGAACGCTCCACCACGATACCATTATCGAGGGTGATCTTCAAATGCGGTTCGACAACAGACCCCTCACGCTGGGGAGAGGACGGCTTGTACTTATCGCCCCCAAGCGCCCAAGCGATAGCGTCAAGCACAGAGGTCTTGCCCTGCCTGTTCTTACCGCCGATAACAGTAAGTCCATTTTTTGCAGGCTCAAGCTGTACGGCTTTTATTTTCTTTACGTTTTCAAATTCAAGCGAGTTTATTTTTACTGACATTTTAGTTCGCTCCTCTCATATTTTCAAGCTTATCCCTTGTGCTGCATATCTTTCCGTATGCCTCTCCGATATCAAAGGCTCTCTGCTCACATTCTGACATTCCCTCATAGATATCGAGTATATCTGCACAGGCTTTGTCTGCGGTATCATATGCTTGACAAATCTGCTCTTTTGTGCTATCATCAAGGCGTGTTGAATTGATATTTTTCAATATCTCTGAGCTTGCACTGTCTGCCAACAGCGCAAGCTCGTTTTCTTTTATGTAGTGGGCAAAATATACGCCGCATCTATAAAATCTTTTGCCAAGCGGACATTGTGTGCAGTCCATATTTCCGTCAGTGCAAACCTCCACCACCTTTTCAAAT